CTGAGCAAGTCTTTTAATTAGCTGCTTGTTCTCATCTTCCATAGCGCTTAAAGTATCTCGTGTTTCACTCATCCATATTTCGTATTTCTCTAAGGTTTCTATTAAATCCTTTCTATGTTCGTGTTTCTCTCGTAAATCGTGTAGAGAAAGTCGGATGCTTCCTATAATCGCATTTAAGGAAGTCTTGGCGTGTATTACATCAAATAAGTTCATCTGTTTAGTTTTAAAGTCCGCAGTAACCACTGTCGCATTCGTTAAAATCATCTTCAAATAGTTCGTATTGAGGATTCCAATTTTGTATTTGTTCGTAGGTTAATCCATCCTCTTTACCTGCTCTCCATCTATTAGATTTCATTACTATTCCCATTTTTTCTTGGTCAACAAACCATTGCATCTTATTAGGATATTTTTGAAATTTCTTTTTTAATAACAAGGGATTATTGTGAAAGCATCCTACGCAGTTATTCATCCAAGCAAATCTAACTTGTTTACCTTTCCAAAATTCTTCTATTGAATCTTTAAAAATACCATCATTAATAAGTGGATAATGTGGCTTCTGATATTCAAAATCTTTCCATTTATTTTTTCCGTTTTTTGTTTTGCCTATAATACCTTTTTGAGTTAATAATCCGTTTTCATTTAGCCTATTATTTGTTGCAACTGCTCTTTTCATTTCATTTGCCCTAAAACCAAATCTAACTTCCCAAGGTTCAATATTTAAACTTCTCCAATAATCAAAAATAGGAATAGCTTTTAATTCTGATGTGCAAAATCTCTTCATTACATTCGGCAAATTAGGTATCCCACTATTCCTCATTATCAAATCTTCAAAAGTTTTTCCAGTCACCCACTTTATTTCTCTTCCTGTAAATTGTTCTAAATCAAATATTGTGTTAATTATAATGTCATCCTCTAATGTGCCTATAAATTCAATCCCTAATTTATCCGATACCATTTGACGTAATTTAGCGTCAGGAAATAAACATCTCTGGTCGTTTGTTCTTACTAAAGCAAATGCTCTATAATCACTTGGGTAGTGTACTTCTAAATATGCTGATGTCTTACCACCGCTTATACTATTAAATGTTTTCATATTCCTAAAGCATTAATTCCTTCGCAGGTAAATTTAGTTCCATATTCTAATCTAAATAAAACAGGTTTGTTTGCAAAGGTAGGCATTCCACCTGTTTCTGTTTCTTTAACTTTCTTAATGTGTATCTCTGTAAACATCCAATGTGATTCGTGAGCAGGATATCTGTGTATTACTAAGAAGTCATCTGCTCTGTTTCCCCACTTACCACCACCTTCTGCATCTGCCATACTTGGAGGAATAGGTAAGCCATTATATTCTCCGTCTTTATGTGTCTTCCTTAAAGCATCTGTAGCAGCGTGAATACATAAATAGATAGTTGTGTTCGTCTTTTTAGCAAATAACCTTAACCTCGTAGCCATCTCATAATCATAATCGTGAGCATTGCTTCCTTTAGGTCTTAAAAAAGAGTTGTGAGGGTCAATCATTAAAGCATCGTAATTACCTAATTCCTGCACTTGCTTCATAAACTCGTCAATAGTCCACGCTCTCTGTGCATCTATAAAATCAAAGTGAGATTCAATAAAGTTTTTATAGTTGTCTAATTCAGATTCAAACATATCCTTAATCTTTTTACCAGCACACAACTCTATTAAATTACGCTTGATTCCAAACACGGAATTCTCAGAAGAGTAAATTAGGTGTTTAAGGTTGTATTTAACTGACATAGTAAGTAAGTACCATAATACCCAATAAGTCTTACCTACGTTAGCGTGTCCTAAAATAATATTAAACGTACCTTCTTTAAATCTTAAATGATTGTCTAATTCTATACTTATTCCCTTACCCAAAGGAATCTTATCTTGTCTGAGTAACTCCAATAACTCATCTTGGCTTCTATGATTAACTATCATTTCTTTTTGTTTATTGAATAACCATCTACTCCTATATCTTGATTCCAATGAGGAATAGCTTGTTTATTTATATCTTTTACATTATCATTTACATTTACATTATCAGCTATTTTTGCTATAGTAGAAATGCGTTTGCTATCGTTTGCTATGTTTTGCCATCTTTTGTTAGCACCTGCCTTACCTGCTTCACTCCGTTTTTCCTTAGTTTCTTCAAACTTAATTAAATCTCTTTTCAGTTGTTGTTTTATTGGAGTGAAAGCTAAATTGATAATTAAATCCTCTGATACAGGATTCTCATCGTTTACATAAGCAAAGATAAATTTAATCAATTCACCTGCCTTTTCATTTGGTAGTTGTTCAAATAATGCTTTTTGGTCAGCATATAAGATAAATCCTTTCTTGTCTTTAGCCATAATTCTAATATTAAATAAAAAACCCCATCAAATCCAGAGCGTCCTACTTCTCCTTCATTGACAGGGTCAATAACTTTTTTAAGTTCTTATAATGTAGGACGAGAACTATGTCACAAATATAATAAAATTTGGGACTAAAAAGGCAGCCCAGAACTTTCGTTTCTAATCTTGTCCGAAGTATTCTCCATCTTTTTAAATGGTTCTTGAATCTTACCCGAGAAGAACTTACCTGCTTTACCATCTTTAATCCATAGACTAATTTCTAATTCTCTTCCGTCTACGTTTATAGTCCCTCTGTAATCAGGATGTTTTTCGTTTTCTTTCTTGTTATTCTTAAAAATAACTGCCGTGTTTGTGTTGTCGTAACTCATTTTTATTTTTGTTTTTGATTATTATTATTTTTACTTTCTTTCATTTCGTAATATAAATCTTCTAATTTATGATTTAATATATACCATTCTTCTTTTGTAATATCTTCAGGAACCATTATTTCAAAAGATAAAGTATAATATTCAATTAATGTATCTTGGTTTATATAATGTTCTGATATTTTAAGACTACTTCTACTCATTTTACTTGGTTTTTAAATTATACTTTTTAATTGTTCATAGTAGTTTCTACAAAGTTCTACTTTCTCTTTAATCTGTTCGATACATTGTTCGTCTCTTTCTACAATGAATCTTTTAATTCGTAGGTTATTAGGAATATGGTCGAACGTGTGTTGGCTCTGTACCGCCTCACGCAAATCTAAATCCTCATCTATTAATCCTGCTTTCCAATGCGCTCTACGAACCTCATCTTCTACGATTTGGTGCGGGGTGTTCATTAAACAGTAAACTAATTCAGCACTATCCATTCCGGTAAGAAACATATAACCTTGCAGTTGCCAAAAATAATCTTTATTCTTTAACTCAGTATCAAATAATGGAAACGTAGAACCATCCCAAGAGCATTTTATATCAGCAAGTAAGTCTTTTGTAATTACATCGGGTTCACCTGTGAGCCATTCGTTATTATATCGTTCCGTGTTTTTAACTACAAATTCCCACCCTAAGACTTGACCTGCAAACTCTATTGCCTCATCTTCCATCTGTAGACCTTTATCTGTATATCTACTCCAAAACTCTTTAGATATTCCTAATTCCTTTTCTTTAAAGTAATCTTGAATATAAGTCTTTGCCGTTTCAGATAGAACCTCTCCCTTTGTTCTGGGAGAAGTCATTATCTTACCTATTGCACTACATCTGATTTTCATACTAACTTTCTTAATGCTTGTTCAACTAATTCTTTTCTATTCTCTTCAGCAAATTCTTTAGTTATATGTCCGTTTCTAATCATATCTCTAATTGCTTTATTAATCAATCTAACTTTAATAGTTTCTTCGCTATTTCTTTTAGGTTGCTTATCTCGTGTAATTCTTATATTCTTACTCATAACAACAACATTGCTTTTGTTTGTAACTCAGTTAATTCATATCCTTTCAAAGCATTCTTAAATTGTTCAGTAGTTAATTCTCCGTTTGATACTTTAGCAAGTCCAGATTCAAAACGCTCCTGAGGAAAAGTATTTTTAACATACTTAGTAACTTCATTTGCATCATCATCTTGCATAGAAAGGCTCAAAAGCGATTGCAATGAGTAACGACGAAAATAAGAAATTTGCCCTCCGTATTTTTGTATGTCATTAATTGTTACAAGTTCAATAGATGATGTGAGATAATCCCCATTTTCAACATCTATAATTTTACTAACAACTTTTCCAT